CAGAAACATACCGTGATCCAGATTCATTCGCTGATATCTGCCGTGGTATGCATCTATATGGACGCAAGATCTTACGTCCAGAAGCGTTGATCACAGCTAAATATAACTTAGCATAAAAAAAAAATACTTTAAGGGGGCTAGCTTAATGTTAGCCCCTTTATACACATTTAAAATCTCGTAGGAATTAAACATGGCGACCTATTTAAATTTAGTGAACGAATTACTCCGTCGTCTCAACGAGGTTGAAATAAGCGAAGAAGATTTTGGTACAACAAAAAATGTCCAGTCCTTAGCTAAAGATTCTATTAACTCTTCTATACGTGAAATACTACAAGAGGCTCAAGAGTGGCCCTTCACGTTAGTAACCTATGAACAAACATTATCAATAGGTACGAAGACTTACGATTTCCCTGCAGACTTTTCTAAAGCTGACTGGGAATCATTTTACTTAAAAAATACTAACACAACAGATCCAGGTGTATTAAGACCACTATCTTATGAACAATATATTTCATCTTTTAGAGTATCCGATGATACCTCTGGAGAAGCTGGTTACACCCTACCTATAAACATATACAAAACACAAGAAGAAAAATTTGGAGTAACTCCTATTCCTGATTTAGCTTATGTTGTTGAATACAAATATTGGAAGTTCCCTGCAGATTTAGTATTAAGCACTGACGTTTGTGTAATACCTGATAGATTTAAGCATGTTATAATTGATGGTGCTATGATGTACCTTATGTACTTTAGATCTAATGATCAGTCAGCTCAGTTACACAAAGATAAACTTAAAACGGGTATTAAGTCTATGAGGAGACTTGTTGTAGATAGTAAAGACTCACTTTTATCTACTGTTATGTCAAAGAATACTAATGTTATAACTAAGAGTTTTGGCTAAATGGCAGATAATTTAAAAACATACTTATCGGTATGTGGTGGTGGTCTTATTAGTAATATAGACTCCTTAACACAAGCCTCTACTTTATCAGGTAGTGCAATACGTATGATAAATTATGAACCTGCTTTAGCAGGTGGATATCGTCGTATTAGTGGGTACTCTAATGACTATGGTACTGTACCAGGAACAGGAGCTGTATTAGGAGTAGCGATTAACGGAAATTTAGATGACGGAATATTTGCTTGTAGAAAACCTACTTCAGGACATGACTATTTATATAAGTGGCAGAACTCAAATAGTTCTTGGGTAGCTATACCAGAAGCTGGTAATCCTAATATGAATAATGTAGAAAGAATTAGATTCACTAGTTATAACTGGTCAGGAGAAGTAATACTTCTTACCGATGGAGTTAACCCAGCTTCTACTTATGATGGAACTAACTATCTTCAAGTAACTCATGCACAAGCTCCTAATGACCCTAAGTATTCAGAGGAGTTTGCTTCTCATGCTTTTTTATGTGGAGATTCAAGTGAGCCTTTTAATTTATTTTTTAGTGCGCCTTTAAATGTTTTTGACTTTAGCCCTGCAAGTGGTGCTGGAGTTATTAATGTAGGGTATACAATAACAGCAATTAAAAAATTCCGTAACCAACTGTATATTTTTGGTGCTAATAATATAAAAAGATTAACAGGTAACAATGCGGCTAACTTTGTATTAGAAAATGTTACGTCTAATATGGGTTGCCTTGCTCCTGATTCTGTGATAGAGTTTGGTGGAGACTTATTGTTTTTAGGGCCAGATGGCATAAGGCCTATTTCAGGTACTGATAAAATTGGTGATGTTGAACTTGCTACCGTATCTAAAGAAATACAATCTATATTTGACAACTATTATTTATCAGAACAAATTACAGATATTAGTATTGTTGTTATAAGAAAGAAGTCCCAATTTAGATTTTTCTTTAAGAACGACTCCTCCTTATCTTTGATTGGAGGAATACGTAAAAGTCAAAACAAACAAAGTCTTTTTGAATATAGTCAGCTAATTGGCATGGAAGCTAATTGTGTTGATAGTGGATACATAGGTCAATTTGAACATGTAATACATGGAGATGGTTCAGGTAGGGTATTCAGACAAGAAAAGGGTAATAGCTTTAACGGACAAGATATATTTAGTTTATATCAAACTCCTTATTTTTACATGGAAGATCCTGAGATACGAAAGATAGTACATAAAGTTAATACTTACTTAAGGTCTGAAGGTGATACAGATGTAATAGTTGGGGTATCTTATGATTATGACGATATAAATACAGCTAATCCAACAGACTATGAGTTTAATACATCAGGGGCAGCTGCAGTCTACAGTTTAGCTGTATATGGATCAGGTGGTATATATGATGGAAACCCTTCACCTAAAACACTTACGAATATATCAGGTTCAGGTAACTCTGTTTCTATAAGTTACGTTACAAACAACACAAATGCAAGTCATACTATACAGGCACTAGCCTTGACGTATGAGACAGCCGACAGGAGATAAAATTTTGGCAGGTTATGTAAGACAGTCTTCAGCAGACATAGTACCAACAGCTACACTACGTGCAGCTCCTATTAATGCTGAGTATAATAAACTCCGAGATGCTTTTGCTGTTTCAAGTGGACACAAGCATGATGGCTCAACAGGAGAAGGTGGATACATTCCACTTATCGGTGATGTTGATGCACTAAACAAAGTTGTTATTGATACATCTAACAATAGGGTCGGTGTCTTTGTAGAGGTAGCTTCAGCTACAGTTGAGCAAGTACGTTTCCAAGATGGTGTTATAACTCCAGTTATAACTAACGATATAGACTTAGGTACATCTGATTTAGAATTTAAAGATTTGTATTTAGATGGTACTGCACATATAGATACATTAGATGTTGATGCTAATGGTGCTATTATAGGTTCTCTTACTGTAGGTGGTACATTAGGCGTTACAGGTGTAACTACTTTAAGTACAGCTACAATTAGTACTGTTAATGCTACAACTTTAAATGCTACAGGCACATCTACATTAACTAACGTAGACATTAATGCAGGTAATATAGATAATACAGTTATAGGTGCATCTACACAAGTAGCTGGTAGCTTTACTACAATTACCTCTTCAGGACAAGCTACATTAAATACTGTAGATATAAACGGAGGTAATGTAGATAATACTATTATTGGAGCAACAACTCCAAATACAATAACAGGTACAACTATTACAGGTTCAAGCATTGTAGGGCCACTTACAGGTAATGTAACAGGTAATACAGCCGGTGTTCATACAGGGGGTGTAACTGGTAATTTAACAGGTAATGTAACTGCAAGTTCAGGTACATCTACATTTAATGACGTAACTGTAAATGGAACATTAGATGTTACAGGTACTACTATTGCTAACGTTACTGATCCAATAAATGCACAAGATGCGGCTACTAAAAATTATGTAGACACAGAAGTATCAGCACTTGTAGATTCTTCTCCTGATGCTTTAAATACACTAAACGAACTTGCATCAGCAATAGGAGACGATGCAAACTTTAGTACTACTATAACTAATTCTATCGCAACTAAACTTCCGTTAGCAGGTGGCACTATGTCAGGTGCTATTGCTATGGCTACTAACAAAATAACTGGTTTAGGTAATCCTACAGCTAACCAAGACGGTGCTACTAAAGGTTATGTAGATACAAATGCCCTATTAAAATCAGGCGGTACTATGGCTTCTACTATAGCTATGGGTGATAATAAAATAACAGGACTTGGTACACCTGTAGCTAGTGCTGATGCAACTACAAAAGGTTATGTTGATAGCATATTAGGTTCAGCAACAGCGTCTGCTACGTCAGCTACTGCCTCTGCTACTTCAGCTACAGCATCAGCTACATCTGCAACTAACTCTGCTAACTCTGCAACTGCTTCTGCCACATCTGCAACTCAAGCTCAAACAGCTGAGACTAATGCAGAAACCGCAGAAACAAATGCTGAAACCTCAGAAACTAATGCCTCAGCTAGTGCAACCACTGCTTCAACTCAAGCAACTAATGCATCTAATAGTGCAAGTGCATCTGCTTCAAGTGCAACTGCATCATCTAATTCAGCAACAGCTTCTGCTTCTTCAGCTACCACAGCTACAAACAAAGCGGCTACAGCTACTACTAAAGCTTCCGAAGCAGCTACATCAGCATCTAATGCTTCTACCAGTGCAACAAATGCAGCAACCTCTGCATCTTCTGCACAGACAGCTAGAACAGGTGCTGAAGCGGCACTAGATCAGTTTGACGATATATATTTAGGTGCAAAAGCATCTAACCCTACAGTCGATAATGATGGAGACGCTTTATCTCAAGGTACATTATACTTTAATACTACAGATGATGTAATGAAAGTATATGAAGGTTCTAATTGGGTAGCTGCTTATGCATCCTTAAGTGGGTCACTTGCTGAATCAGGTGGTACAATGACTGGTGACTTAGGATATGGCGATAATGTAAAGGCCGTATTCGGTGCTGGGTCTGACCTACAGATTTATCATCAGTCTAGCAATAATAACTCTATTATCAAAGAGTCTGGTGGTGGTACATTATCATTACAAACTAATGGGTCAGAGGTCTCTATCTGGGATACTACTAATAGTCAGCATATGGGTAGGTTTATTAATGGTGCAGAAGTTCAACTACAACATAATGGCAATACTAAATTTAGTACAACAGCAACAGGCGTAAACGTAACAGGCAACGCTACCTTCGCAGATAATGGTAAAGCCATATTCGGTGCTAGCAATGACCTACAGATTTACCATGACGGGTCTAATAGTTGGGTGCGAAACTTTGGCACAGGAAGTTTATATCTTTCTGGAGACAGTGATGGCGATGTAATAATTCAAGGTAAAGCTGGAGAAAATTCAGTAGCTTGTTTTGCTGATGGGGCTACCCGTATTTACAACGATGGCGCAGAGAAACTATCCACAACATCAA